AATGATGGTAGACCCAACATAGGTCTGCCGTCAAATCTATTTTTGTCAGCAAATGGGCCATTTACATGATTATAATGTAGAAATACCTGACCGCAAATGTTCCCGTCAAAAGGCTCTCGCCAATGTTCAAGTTCACAGCCACTATATACTAGCATATCTCCTACTTCAAGCAAGACTTTTGTGCCTGCTGGAGCGTTAGGTTTTATAATTTTTTTATATTCGTCTATAACACTATCTGCTCCTGTACCATCTATAAATATGGGCCAAGGATCTCCACCAAGGTTTAGAGTCGTTGATATTTCACAACTAGGTCTATCTTTATGTCTTCTTAGTTCATCACCTTTTTTATATGCTCTAGCGTAAGAATAAGTTGGTATTAAATCTAGCCCTGTATGTCGTTTCATTACAGGCAACATTTTAACTAGTAATGTATCCATTACAAAGTCACCATAACAAGAGAATGTATTAGGTATTTGTTGATCGGTCCATGTTCCAAGTATCGAGGATTGTGAGTGTATATTATTTTCATACATAAATCTTGTTGCATCTCTTTTAAGTAGTAAATAATTTAAGGCAAAGTTAGCTAGCTCATAAGATAAAGCACTTTTAATTACTTGATATTTTTGTTGTTGAAATGTCATACTACCATACACTTTTGTAAAAAATTAAAAGACACTGATATTCTTATATCGTTTGATTCATTAGGATCAACACAGTGCATTAACCAGGATGGAAACATAATACATCTTCCAGCAATAGGTTCATAATGATGTTCTCTCCATAATCTTGTAGGTGCTGGTCCCTTTTTTTGTCTAGGTCTTAACATTGCAGCTGAAGCTCTTGGGTCGTCTATTTTTAAATAACCAGAATTTTTTGGAGCTTTTATATAATAAACACCAGACCATAAAGAATTAGGGTGTTGATGAGCTCTGTTCATACTGCCTGGTGGATTTATATTAGCCCACATATTACCTAACACAGGTTCACTATCTAAATTTTCTTGTTCGTATATTGTTTTTTGACAAGCATATAACATATCAACTAATTTTTTAAATTGTGGTAATTCATTCATATTAGTATGTGAATGCCAACCCTTAATATTTGTTCTAGTTACCCCTTTATCTTGATTAGACCAAGCAACAATATCTCTTTCCAACTCTTGGTTAAGAGTTGGATGTTTTATATCTGCAATATAGATAGGTGTTGGAAAATGTAATTCTCTAAACATTATTTAAACGGTGTGCCTCCAAACCACATAACTAAAGACTTTCTATTACCACGTATTACTGGTTTTACTCTGTGCCTTATAAACGATGCAAAAAACACAGCATGTCCTTGTTTTATTTTTGCAACTTTATCTTCAGCCATTAATTCTAAATCACCACCTTCAAATTCATTTTCTGGAGATAATAAACAAGTCATAGATATTTTTCTAACCGGCGGTTCGTGTTGACAATTAACATCGTTATCTACATGCCATTCATAAAACCCTCCTTCAGGATATTCTGTGTATTGTGCCATCTCTGTAATTGTCATTCCGTCAAAACCAAAATGATTACCGTTTGTAGTTTTCATAATACGTTCAATGTCTTTATACATGTCAGCCATTTTTTTAAATGGTATCCAACTGATATGTGAAGTTCTGGTTTTAGTATCTATCTTTCCACCTTTAATTCCTTTGCTACTTCCAACATAAGCATCTTGTTTAGGTTCGCTTCTACCTGCTTCAATAATCATTTGACATTGTTTAGGTGTAAAGATTGGTTGTGTTGTTTCTACTATGTAAGATTTCCATCGTGGTTCTGTTATCATATTAATATCCGTATTCTACCCATCCCGTTATTATATATTTATCATTTGATAAAGGAGGGTTGCCTCTATGAACATGTGTAAATTGTGATGGCCATACTAACATAGTATTTTTTTCAGGTTTAAACCTACACTTTTGATATAAAAATTCAGTCTCTCCACCTTCTGTTACATCGTTAAGATAAACACTAAAAGCTAGTATTCTATTTCTAGCTTTCATTTCAGCATTCTCACAATGCCACATATGATAACCTTCTCCAACTTTAGTTTTTTGTATCTTTACTTCTAATATATTATGTGTGGTTAATTTTTTTAAGTATGAATATTTTTGAAGATACAGAGGATATACTTCTTTAAAAAACATATCTATAAAAGGTTTATTATTATAAGTCATGGGAACATTAGTATCTCTAATAGTATCTATTGCATTATCAGATACTAACATCTCATCTACTTGCCTTGGATACACGGCACCTTGTTGCTCACACTTATTAAAATAATTTATATAATCATCTATTAATTCATTAGGCATAAAATTTTTAAACAAACCTATATGATTATCTATGTAAAATTGTTTATCCATTAAGTAGCTCCTCTATTTCTAATAGGATCAAATTGCACATCACAGTTTGCAGCAAGTGTTCGTCTGGTTTCATTAGTTCCATTAAAAGGATATACACAGTGTCTCATATCATAAGGAAATACATAAAAATCTCTAAGGTTCATAGGTGGTTGATAATCTATTTTAGCAAACTGACCATTAGCTGCACCTAATATTTGTAGTCTACCGTTTTGTGGTACTTCATCATTTGAATATTCTCTACCATATGTTGATGGTAATTTTAAAATCATAACACTAGATAAACCAGTAAATAACATACCTCTATGAATATGGGCAGGATTATATTCGTGTTGTTTCATTTCATTAACCCAAACAGAATTTAAATGTGTGTCGTACTCTCTTATTTTATTAAATGCTAAATAATGTTCGAATATTGACATAAGATAATTTGTTATATCTTTTGGCAACATGTTGTGGTTTTTCATCTTAGTTTGATCTTCACCGTGATAAAATAAGGAATGTTCATTCTCTATTTTACCTACTAACTGTTTATTAGCAGGTGCAAGATTATGAAAGTTAGATTCATAAATATAATTAATAGAACTAAATATATTTAAAGGAACCTGATATTTTAAAATCGATTGACCTAAAAATATAAAATCAAACTTTGGGTTTTCCATGTTGTTCAAGTTGTTCTCTTTCTTTATAGCTGCTTTCTAATTCACCAGACTTTTTAATTCTTTGTAATGATTGTAATTGACCCATTACATTAAATACCTCTGCTTCACTTGAGTTTTGATTTAATGTTTTAGCTTTCTCATGATATTGCATACCATAAGATTCTAGTTGGTGAACATTAACGTCTTTGTCATTAAATGATCCATCATTAAATTCTTTTTTTAACTTAGACCACATTTTAATTTCTCTCATTCTATGCTTTGCTACTTTTTCCATAGAAGCTTTTGCAAATCTAGCTTCGTCTAAATCTATTTCATATTTAGTTTTTTTGTATTCGTCTTCTTCTTTATCTATTTTTTTCTCTAACCAAATTATCTTTGCTTCGTTTCTTCTATAGTCAAATGATAATGTCATTAAGTTATCTAAGTATGATGACTGTTCTCTAACACACTGCCAATACTTAGAAGCTTTAGTTGGATATCTATTGTCTTGTAGTACAGAAAATCTTGCTTCTGTTTCTGTTCGAAACATTTGTTTCTTGGTCCATGTGTCTCTAAGCTCGTCTACCATACCTTTAAACGATGACAAGTCTTCTTGTGTTAATAGGTTATTTAAATGTGGTTCTTCACCTTGTATTACTTCTCTAACGTCTTTTTTCATAGCTTTATTCCTTTATAGTTTCTTCTTATATATACTAACTAAAATATATTACAAGTCTTATGAGTCAGTAAATGTTCTTGTTACTGCAACACCTGGACCTGTCCATGTAAATGATGTTGTAACCGCAGAGTCTGGACCGTTCTCACCATCATATGCTAAAGCTGATCCTGCAGTAGCACCACCTCCACAAGCATTTTTACTATTAGCTGGATAGTTTGTTGTTTCAGTCCAGTTAGTTCCATTCCATTGTTCAACATTAGTTGTAATCGATGGAGTTAAACCCCCTATACTAAGAGCAGCAGTTGCAATTCCAAAACCACCATTATTATATTTTGATTCATTTAAATTATTTACCTCTGTCCAGTTAGTTCCATTCCAAACTTCTGCGTTTGCAGTAGCTCCACTAGGTGGTGATAACCATCCTCCAGCAACTATTGAACTTGTGCTGTCAGCTCCTTGTCCCATCATTTGTCGTTTTGCTTCATTTAAATTATTTACCTCAGTCCAATTAGTTCCATTCCAAAGTTCTGTTTGATTTGTACTAGCATTAGCGGGTTCATCATAACCGCCCATACCTAAAGCTGATGTTGCTGTTCCAGTTCCTGTTGCCATACCACTTTTATCAGTGTTCATATCATTAACTTCAGTCCAGTTAGTTCCATTCCAAAGTTCTGTTGCACCATTTGGAGATGGCTGTCCTGGTGAACTTCCAGCGTAAGCTAAAGCTGAAGTATTTGAAACTCCTGCTCCACTAACACCATTTCTTCCTTTGTTTAAATCGTTTACTTCTGTCCAGTTGGTTCCATTCCAAGATTCTGTTTTATCTGTAAAATCTGGAGATCCCCCTGATTGTGCTCCACCCCAACATAAAGCTGATGTATAAGTTCCTTGGTTAGTACATCCTGCACCACCATGAGCAGTATTTAATGAATTTGTAGAAGCAAATGCTCCTGCAGTTGTTAGTATTGAACCTTTTAAAGCATTAGAAGTTGTATTATACCAAACTTGTCCTTCAACAGGATTTGATGGATCGGTTGCTACCGCTTCAATTTGTGTTCCTTTAATTTCTTTGTATGTTGCCATAATTAATCCGTACTTACCGTTTTAGTTACATTTGATGAAGAACTCCATTCTTCTGCTGTTGTTACTGAAGTTGTTGAATAACCTAATGATGAAAATGCACTTGTAGTGGTTCCTCCACTAGCTTGGCTTTCTTTTATAGTATTTAAATCCGATGTTTCAGTCCAACCTGCACCATTCCATTCTTCTGTATTAGCTTTGACAGGTGTTGCTCCACCAAACGCTAAAGCTGATCCAATTACTCCAGCACCTCCTAAAGCATATCTTGCAGTATTTAAATCATTAGCTTCAGTCCAATTACTTCCATTCCATGTTTCCGTTAAAGCTTGATTTCCTGGACTTCCTCCAAAAACCAAACCACTAGTACTATCTGCTCCTGCTCCTCCAGTGTTTCTCCTAGGAGTATTTAAATTATTTACTTCAGTCCAGTTAGTTCCATTCCATGTTTCAGCGTCCGTATCTGTTCCACTTGGACCTCCATCTCCTGAAGCAGCCATTGCAGATGTTGAAGTTCCAAACATTCCAAAACCTCGTCTAATACTA